GATTTATAAGGATGGCGGGAAGTATTATTTTATACATAGGTCTTTTCAGGAGTATTTTGTGGCATATTTCTTTTCAAGGCAGTTGGAGCAGAGGTTTGATGCTGTGCTGGATATTTTTCAGAGAAGGGATTCCGCTGATCATGACAGTGTGGTTCTGCCAATGTTGTTTGATATGGAACAGAATAAAACAGAACTGTGCATTATTATCCCATTTTTGGAACAGGTATTTAAGGATAAGAATGATGATGAAGCATATGAATATTTTTTGGAGTATTTTTATCCCATCATCTGTTATGAACAGGGTGATGTGGCTGATTTTTCAATGGGAACGTCGGATTCTTCTATTTATGAGTTTATTGCTGATAAATACAATTTCAAGGAAATGATTGACGGGGATGAACTGCCGGAAATGGACTACTGGGTGGACAGGGAATATGTTTATTATGACAGGAACTGGGACAAGGATACAGATGATATTGGTACACAGCTGACTGCCAGGATAGATCTTCCAGAGGGATATGAAAGAAGTTATATGGAATGTACTGGTGAAGAAATGGAAGTTGTGGGTAAGAGCTATGAGATCTGTGTGGTGGATGTTTACCGCCGTCCAATATATGAAGATACGCTGGAAATGCTGACTGATGATACCTTTCCGCTTAAGAAGGAGTTTTATTCTGCCAAAGAATTGTATATGAAGCTGAAAGACAAATATAAAAAGAAAAAGGATCGGAAAAGTTTCAGATCCAGATTTCATTAAATATTTACCGCCGGGGATTGTGTGATCTCCGGCGGTTTTTCTAATCCTTTTTGTAGAATGGTGTTTCGTATCCGTCGCCGCGGATCAGGATGTCCGGAATCCAGTCCGGTGTGCGGCTCATGATGGAGCAGATGCTTTCGACAGAAGCATCCTGGCGGCATTCTATGATGAGTTCGTCATGGACATGACCTACGATGAAGCAGAAGGACAGGTTCTGCATGGCGAAGCACAGGAGATCCCTGGAGACTGCCTGGACGATGTTTTCTACGAATTTTGGACCGTAGGATTCTATGCGCTGCCATTTTTTGTCTGTTCCTGTGCCTTCGTAGGTGACTGATTCCCCGCCGAAACGGTTTTCTCCGATGCGGGGCTTGACGTAGGAGAGCAGGCGTCCGGATGGGAGACGGATGAAGAGAAGTCCGCTTTTATAGAAGAACTGGATGCCGCGGACTTCTGCAGGTGTGCGGGTTCGGATTACGTTTTTGACTGCGGTATCGATATCCCACCAAAACTGTACGATGTTCGGGTTGGATGTACGCCAGGCATTGACCAGGGGCTGCAGTTCTTCTTCCGTCAGGCCCATGTCAAGGGCACCCATGGATTTCAGGGCACCGACAGATCCGCCATAGCCAAGGGCAAGTTCTGCGATTTTGCCTTTCTGGCGGAGATGCCCGTTGATTCCGTGCTTTTCAACCGGGACGTGGAACATCTGGCTGGCGGATGCACAGTAGATGTCTTTTCCTTCTGCGAATACTTTTGTGCGCCATGTTTCGCCTGCAAGGTGGGAGAGAACCCTGGCCTCAATGGCGGAGTAGTCGCTGACAATGAATTTATAGCCGGGACGGGCAATGAAGGCGGTACGGATCAGCTGGGACAGGGTGTCCGGAATGTCATCATAGAGCAAATCCATCATGTCATAGCTTCCGGTCCGCACCAGTTCGCGGGCTTCTGCAAGGTCTCCCATGTGGTTCTGGGGAAGGTTCTGCAGCTGGATCAGTCTGCCCGCCCAGCGTCCGGAGCGGCTGGCTCCGTAGAACTGGAACATGCCGTGTGCACGTCCGTCCCTGCAGACTGCGTTTTCCATTGCCTGATATTTTTTGACAGAGGATTTTGCAATCTGCAGGCGGAGTTTTAATGCCTGCCGGATGTCCCCGTCCGTGTTTTGGATGAGCTTTGCAACGTCTTTCTTTCCAAGGGATTCTGCTTCCAGTCCGTTTTCGGAAAGCCAGGATTTCAGCTGCTGGACGCTGTTGGGATTATCCAGGAGGGTGATGGACTGCATGGCGGACAGGAGGTCTGCTTTTGATTTTTCGTCAAAGGCAAGGGCATTTTTCACCATTTCCATGTCCAGCAGGATGCCGCGGTCATTGATTTCCTGATCCAGATGATATTCGTTCCATATCTGATCCGGGACAGGAAAGCGGGACAGGCGCTTCTGGATGGACATTTCTACTTCAACGTCCCGTTTATTGTATGCTTTGAAACGGATCCATTTTTCGCTGTCGTGCTGTGGAAGGTTGCGGGTTCTGCCGCCGTTTGTTTTGGTTGCCTTGCATGGCGTGCAGAAAAAGCGGATCAGGTCTTTACCTTCTTTCAGCTTCTGTTCCTGCAGGCCGAGGACAGCACCGGCTCCGGCAAGGGAGAGCGGCAGTCCCAGATAGGCAGACCAGACCATGCTGCATTTCCAGGATGACGGGTCCAGATAGTTTCCGGCAGGATCTTCCGGTATGCCGTACCCTTTAAAGTACTCCGGATAATGGCGGCGGAGCCAGATGGAAAGACAGATCCGTTCAAAGGAAGCATTGAATGCCCATTTGGTGACAGATTCGTCTGTCAGGGATTTGAGGATTTCTTCTGGGATGGTATCGCCGCAGGCAAGGTCATAGACGGCAACAGGCCCGCTGTTTATGGATACACCGAACAGCAGGATCTCAAACTGATCAGATTCCGCATATTTGTAGACACCGCATTTCTGGATATCCCGGTCACTGTAAGTTTCGAGGTCAATCGACATTTCTTTTATTTCCATGTATTTTCCTTTCCGGTATAAAAAGCGGCAGCAGTGAGCATAAGGGCACTGCCGCCGCTGTCTGTTATACCTGTTCTTCTGGATTGATGACTGCATAAACAGAATCCAGTGGGTTGATGGCTGACTGGAGCCAGACTGCCGTGTCGGTTCCGTCCTGGTTTCCGGTTTCCAGAAAGTAATATCCTGTTTCCGGTGCCGGGATTCCGCTCCTGTTCAGGTGGAAGAGGGCATCCATCAGGCGTTCTTCCTTGCTGGATTTTTCTATATGCATTAATTCCGGGAATAAGGATCCTTTTTTGAAAAAACGCATGATCCCGTAGGTGCGCTTCTGCGGATCAGCAGGATTCTCACAGACGAAAAGGTCTGTGCCTTCTGGCGGCTGTTTTTCTGTAAATGCTCTGAGACTGCATAATAAACACATGATAGTTCCTCCGTTTCTTTTAAAAGAGGGATGGAGCCTTGTCCATCCCTGTGGTGCTGTCTGTCAGGATCAGTTCAGGAAGTCGTCATCTTCCTCCGTGGCAAAGTCATCCTCTGCGCGGGATTTTCCGCCAAGGGGTTCGCCGTCACGGATTTTCTGCAGGTTGTTTAAGCCGCAGGCAATGCCTTTGTTCCCATTTGAGTTGAATGCATACATGTTGATGGATGCCCTGCCGTATACGCCGGAGTAGACTTCCGAGCGGTCAAGGATCGGCTGTCTGTCTGCATCCACGATGCCGGGAGCAGTGCCGGAGTTTGCGTTGATGAAGTAAGCGTTTTTGTATGCCTCGTCATCCGGGCGTTCCAGGTCTCCGTCCCTGAGAGGTGTTTTGAGGATGGAGAGGGCGGGTACGGTTTTTCCGTTTCCTTTCAGCTTGGCTTCCCCTTCCTCGTAGGCTGCCTGGATGGCGGCTTTGATTTTGTTTACGGTTGCAGTATCGGATTTGGGAATGATCAGGCTGACGCTGTATTTCGGGGCGCCGCCGTTGATGCTTTTCGGATCCCATACGTTTGCGTAAGACCATCTGGTATTAACTCCTGTGATTACTTTTGTCGGATTTACAAATTTTGACATGGTATGTCCTCCTTATTCTTCTTTGAAATCGTCACTGGCAGTGTTCATTGCCGGACGTTTATCTGTTTCCGGTACAAGAACCGGTTTTCCGGGCGGTTTTGCAACCAGTCCGCCAAGGATCTTTTCAAATTTCTTTTTTCCCAGAAGGGAAGTCATGGCTGTGATCCCCAGCAGTTTTTTCTCATAGGGATCAAATCCGTTGTCTTTTACGGCAGATGCAACGGCGGTCTCATCCGTGTATTTCCGGGTGGATCTGCCTTCCACGACTTTGTAGCCGGGGTAGTCCGTGCCGCTGAGTGCGGACTGCAGGGCATAGTCCTTGATGTCGCCGGCCCATGAAACCAGTTCGTCAATGCGGGGCAGGATGGCAGAGATTTCTACAGGTTCCAGATGCTCCGGCATTTCGAAGTCGTACTGTGCGAGTTCCAGATTATACTCTGCACGTTTCCGGCAGGTGGCCTTGACTGCACAGAACTGGCAGTGTGCGCCGGCTTTGAAGTCTCCTTCTCCCCTGATGGCAAGCTGTGCCGCAGGTTTCAGGGTATTTTCTGCCCAGTCCAGCAGGTCTTCTTTTTTCATGGTGAAGGTGCTGATGTTGCTGCGGCGTGGCTGGAAGATGGTCATGCGGACAGCTTTGATGTCATAGATGCCGTCATAGGTATCCAGCGCCCCGAGAGCGTAGCACATCATCTGCGGATTGTTTTCTGCTTCCACAAGGATGCCGAGCCCGTATTTGAAGTCGATGATGTGCAGGATCTGGTCTGCAACGATCAGGCAGTCGCCGGTTCCGAAGGCATCCGGAACCCATCTGGAGAAGTCCAGGCGCTGTTCCACAAGAACCTGCGGGTCGCCGCAGAGTTTCTTTGCTTCCTGCAGCTGTTCCATGACATAGGTGCAGTACTGGTCCGTGCAGTCTGCCATTTCCTCATCAAACCAGGTAAGGGATTCGGTGGGATCCTGGGATGCCTGTCCCAGTGCTGTCAGGACCTTGTGTTCGCATAAGCTGTGTGCATCGGTTCCCTGCTGTGCATAGGGACTGCTTTTATTCGGCTCCTTTGCACAGAGAGCTGCGCTTGGCGGGCAGTTTATCCAGCGGTGGCTGGACGATGCAGAGAGAAAGGCGTGTTTATCAGGCATGTCCGATTCCCTCCGCTTCCTGTGCAAGTGCGGCATAGTCCTCCGGCTTTACGTCTGTAAGGCTGCCGCCGTTTCCGTATTTCTGGACCAGTGCCTTGACCTGGGCTTTGTAGATGCCCTCTGCCTCGTTTGCTTTTGCGGCAAGGATTCTGCGGACATCTTCCTTGGAATATTCTTTTGCAGGTTCTGGCTGTGGTGCCGGATCCGGTGTCTGTGCAGGGGATTCCTGCTTCTTTGATGCTTTTTTGCCGGATGTCTTTTTGTCAGGAGCTGGCTGTTCCTCTTCATCCGAAGAATAAAAATCTTTCAGCGCCCTGGCGGTTTCTGCCAGTTTTGTCCCGCAGGCGATCAGGTCATCCAGCATCATGGACAGTTCACTCATTTTACTCATGTTGTCAGTTCTCCTTTCTGTGAATTTGGGGAGCAGTCATGTGCTTCCTAATGGTTCATGGAGTTTTGGGAGCGGATTTTTTGAGCAGTTTTTAAATTTTTTTCAGAAAAGTGGAAATCAGGTCAAAAAATCAGGGGAGAAAACTCCTTGGATCAGTAGAAGGCGGAAGTCTGCCTTACTGACAGGAAAGGAGAATATCTGATGGGCGTAGGTTACAGAAATTCAGAAGGGTACTGGGATCCGGTGCCGTTTGCGGCGGCTGCAAATGTGGAAAGGGAAGCGAAGAAGTACCGTCCGCTGGTTTATATCTGTTCGCCGTACCGGGGAGATCCGGAACGCAATGCGGAGAAGGCACGCAGGTACAGCAGGTTTGCCGTGGATCAGGGAATGATCCCGCTGGCACCGCATCTTCTGCTTCCCCAGTACATGAAAGAGGAAAAGGAACGGGATCTGATCCTGTTCATGGACCTGGTGCTGCTGGGAAAATGTTCGGAGGTCTGGGTGTTCGGATCCGAGATCACGGACGGGATGAAGCTGGAGATTGGAAAGGCGAAGAAGAGAAGGATGACGGTGCGTTATTTTACGGAAGACCTGAAGGAGGCGTAAGAAGATGAAGTTTGTTTTGCAGACAGCGGATGCTGCGGGGGATGCGAGGAACTGCTTTTATCCGAACAGGGTGGAAGTGGGATGTGCAGAAGACCTGCAGGAAGCAGTGAAGAAGGATCATGTGTGCGGAAGCTACAGGAAGGATTACCGCAGTGTGGGAAATTTCCTTGGTTCGGATGTGCTGGTCATGGACTGTGACAATGACCATACGGAGGATCAGGGGGAGTGGATCACGGCGGAAAAGCTGGATGAGCTGATGCCGGATATTTCCTATGCCATTGCATTCAGCAGGAACCATATGAAGGTGAAGGACGGCAGGAAGGCAAGACCGAAGTTCCATGTGTATTTTCCCATTGAAAGGACTTCGGATGCCGGGTATTATGCGGCACTGAAAATGGCAGTGAAGGAGGCTTATCCGTTTTTTGACGGGAATGCACTGGATGCTGCCAGGTTTATTTTTGGCGCGGATGCAGGGGAATGTATCTGGCATGAGGGATGGACGAACATTGATGAGGAAGTAGATGCAGGGGAGATGCCGTCAGGTGCGAATCCGGGAGCCGGTCCGATTCTGGAAGGAAGCAGGAACAATTCCATGAGCCATTTTGCAGGGCGTGTGCTCAAGAAATATGGTATCTGCCAGAAAGCAAAGGATGCTTTTCTGGAACATTCCAGACGGTGTGATCCGCCGCTTCCGGAAGAGGAGCTGGATACCATCTGGGGGAGTGCGGTGCGTTTTTACCGGAATACCGTCATGTCACAGCCTGGATATGTGCCGCCGGATGAATATAATGCGGAATTCGGTTCGCTGAAGCCGGAGGACTATTCCGATATTGGCGAGGCAAAGGTGCTGGTGCAGGAGTATAAGGGAGAGCTGCTTTATACGGATGCAACGGATTTCCTTAGTTATGACGGAGTGTGCTGGCGGGAGAATAAGCAGAAGGCTGTGGGTGCAGTGGAGGAATTTCTGGACATGCAGCTGGCTGATGCAAGGGAACAGCTGGCGGCAGCAACAAAGGCACTGACGGAAAATGGTATTGAGGAATCTGCCGTGCGGACCGGCGGGAAGACGCTGGAAAAGCAGATCGGGACGGAGCTGATGGATGCTTATAAGGAGTTTCTGTCTGCGAAATCTTATTATGCCTTTGTCATGAAGTACCGGAATTATAAGAATATCGTGAATACCCAGAATGCGGCAAAGCCGATGGTGGCGGCGGATATCAGCATGTTTGATGCGCAGGAGAACTTCCTGAATACGCCGGATGCGGCTTATGACCTGGAAAAGGGCGTGGCAGGCGTGATGCCCCACAGGTCTTCGGATCTGATGACAAAGATCACCAATGCTTCCCCGGGCGAGAAGGGAAAGGAAATCTGGGAAGATGCCCTGAATACGTTTTTCTGCGGTGACCAGGAACTGATGGAGTACGTGCAGGAGACTGTGGGACTGGCGGCAGTCGGCAAGGTTTACGAGGAAGCGCTCATCATTGCCTATGGCGAAGGACGGAACGGAAAGTCCACGTTCTGGAATGCCATTTCAAGGGTGATGGGAACTTATGCAGGAACGATTTCTGCGGATGCCCTGACCGTGGGATGCCGGAGAAACGTGAAGCCGGAGATTGCGGAGCTGAAAGGGAAACGCCTGATCATTGCAGCAGAGCTGGAAGAGGGTGTGCGCCTGTCCACGTCCATCCTGAAACAGCTGTGTTCTACGGATCAGGTGCGGGGTGAAAAGAAGTTTAAGGATCCTTTTGACTTTACGCCTTCCCATACCGTTGTGCTTTACACAAACCATCTGCCGAAAGTCGGGGCATCCGATGACGGTACCTGGCGGCGTCTGATCGTCATTCCGTTCCATGCGAAGATTGAGGGCAGTTCGGATGTAAAGAACTATGCGGATTACCTTTATGAACATGCTGCGCCTTCCATCATGGCCTGGATCATTGAAGGTGCCAGAAAGGTGATCGCAGGGAACCACAAGCTGAAAAAGCCGGCGGTGGTGGAGAAGGCCATTGAGCAGTACAGGGGAATGAATGACTGGATGGGAATCTTTCTGGAAGAATGCTGTGACGTGGGTGACGGGCTGGAACAGAAGGCAGGAGAGTTTTATCAGGAGTACCGGAACTTCTGCCAGAGGACAGGGGAATATACCCGTCACAATTCAGATTTTTCTGCGGAACTGGAAAAGAGGGGATTCCTGAAAAAGAAAACGCGGAAAGGTGCTTTTGTGATGGGTGTGACGCTTAAAGATGAAGCTGTCCTTGATTTTGAGGACTGATGTGACGGCTGTGACGGACAGGTACAAAGGTGTGGAAGAATCTTTTTAACTTGAGTGTGACGGCTGTGATGCCTGTATACATATTACGCGTATAGGGATTTTTTTAATGAAAATTCTCTATATAGAAGGTATAGACCCAGTCATCACAGCCGTCACAGCAGAAATTTATGATGGAGGGATGGCTATGAAGTTTTATACATGGATGATGAGGAAACATTTAAGGACAAAGGCACCGGTGGGGGATCTTGCCAGGGACATGGAACGGGACAGGCAGTTTCCGAAGGATGGGGACAGGGCATCCATCCGGAAGTATCTGGAAGATAATGATGCATGCAGCGGATGTCTGGCTGCATTTGAAAAAGCATGGAGGAAGTATGAGAGAGAAACAGGTGGAGCAGAAGCTGGTGGCAGAAGTAAGGAAAAGGGGCGGCATCTGCCCAAAGTTCGTGTCACCCGGATTTGACGGGATGCCGGACAGGATCGTGCTTCTTCCGGGAAGGCATTTCGGGTTTGTGGAGGTCAAGGCACCGGATGAGGTGCCGAGGCCTCTGCAGGCTTCCAGGCACAGGCTGATGGGAAGGCTGGGATTTAAGGTTTTTGTCCTGGATGATCCGGGACAGATTGGAGGGATTCTGGATGAAATACAGTCCGCATGAGTATCAGGAGTATGCAGTCCGGTTTATTGAGGAGAACCCGGTGGCGGCAGTGCTTCTGGATATGGGAATGGGAAAGACCAGCATTGTGCTGACTGCCATTGTGGAGCTGATGTATGAACGCTTTGAAGTGAACCGGGTTCTGATCATCGGGCCTTTAAGGGTTGCACGCACTACATGGCCGGAGGAGATTAAAAAGTGGGACCACTTAAAAGGCATCCGGTATTCCGTGATGGTGGGAAGTGCCGCAGAGCGCAAGGCGGCACTGGATGCGGATGCTGACATTTACATCATCAACAGGGAGAATGTTCCGTGGCTGGTGGACCAGTGCGGAGCTGCATTTGGTTTCGACATGGTTGTGATCGATGAGCTTTCCAGTTTTAAGTCCTGGCAGACCAAACGGTTTAAGGCACTGATGAAGGTTAGGCCATTTGTGAAACGGATCGTGGGGCTGACCGGCACGCCTTCCAGCAACGGGCTGATGGATCTGTTTGCGGAGTTTAAAGTGCTGGATATGGGAAAACGCCTGGGAAGGTTTATCGGGCAGTACCGGGAATGTTATTTCCGGCCAGACCGGATGAACGGACCGGTGGTTTACAGTTACCGGCTGGTTCAGGGAGCGGAGGAAGCCATTTATGAGAAGATCTCGGATATCACGATTTCCATGAAAGCGGCAGATTATCTGAATATGCCGGAACTGGTCAGCACGGAGCATAAGGTTTATTTGGATGAAAAAGAAAAACAGCAGTACAGGGAAATGAAAGAGCAGCTGGTGATGCAGCTTCCTGAAGGGGAGGTCACTGCGGCGAATGCGGCAAGCCTTTCCGGAAAACTGTCACAGCTGGCAAACGGTGCAGTCTACGGTGATGACGGTGTGGTAAATGTGTTTCACGGGAAAAAGCTGGATGCACTGGAAGACCTGGTGGAATCTGCAAATGGCAGGCCGGTGCTTGTGGCGTACTGGTTTAAGCATGACCTGACACGGATCATGGAGCGGCTTAAGAAGCTGAAAGTGGACTGCCGGAAACTGGATTCGGATGAGAGCATCCGGGAATGGAACGCAGGGAAAATCCTGGTGGGACTGATCCATCCGGCAAGCGCCGGGCATGGATTAAACCTGCAGTCCGGAGGGAATATCCTTGTATGGTTCGGGCTGACGTGGAGCCTGGAACTGTACCAGCAGACGGTTGCAAGGCTTTGGAGGCAGGGACAGGAATCCGGAACAGTTTCCGTGATACATATCGTGACTGACGGGACTGTGGATGAGCGGATCATGAAGGCACTGGAAATGAAGGACGGGACACAGGCGGCACTGATCGAGGCGGTGAAGGCTGAGATCGGGATGGATGCTGAATGAAAATTTATGGCAATCAGAGTCAATCCAAGGGAAAAAATATCTGGAGGTGGCTTATGGATAAGCAGCAGATGGAAGTAAAGAATTTTCTGATGAAGGCATATTACATGGATCAGAGGATTGACAGTAAGCTGGAGCAGATGGCATCCTTGAATGAACTGGCAAGGAAGGCAACCTCAGCCGTGAGTGATATGCCTGGAAGCCCGAACAGGAACATTCACAAAACGGAGGATATCATTGTGAAGATACTGGAACTGCAGGAGGAAATCCAGTCTGATATCAGTGAACTTCTGGATCTGAAACAAAGCATTCGCAGATGCGGCCGGCAGCTGGAAGAACCAGAGGAGCAGGTTATTCTGGAAGAACGATACCTGAAAATGATGAAATGGGAACAGATAGCCGTGATCCTGAATATGAGCACAAGGAAAGTATTCCGGATCCATGATGAAATGTTGAAAAAAATCACAATTCCTGAAATCTGGCAGTAAATGCTATGGAATGGCAGTATCATCCTGTGATATTGTTAGAATGCGTAAAGCAGAATGAGACGGAAGCCTTGGAAGATGAATTTCTTTCAGGGCTTTTGTCATGTCCGGAGGTGGGAAAGATGCCGAGGAAACCAGATGTGCCGTGCAGGTATCCGGGATGCAGCAGGCTTGTACCTGCAGGGGAACGGTACTGTGATGAGCACAGGAGTAAGGTGAACAGTGATTATGAGAAGTACGGCAGGGATAAGGCTGCAAAGAGAAAGTACGGGCGTGCATGGAAACGGATCCGTGACAGGTATGCGGCAGAGCATCCTTTCTGTGAGTTGTGTTATGCGAAGGGTGTGATGGCTAAAACTGAACAGATCCACCATAAACTTCCGCTGAGTGAAGGCGGGACACATGACAGGAACAACCTGATCGCACTGTGCAGGCCGTGCCATTCGAGGATTCACGCACAGAGGGGTGACCGCTGGAACCGCAGGTGAGATTTTCCTGTGAGGGGTAGGGGCGGTGTAAATCCCTGTGACGGCTGTGACGCTAGAACGGCGGGTGGGTGTCACGCACAAAATTTGGTATTCAAACGGGGAATTGTCCCTGTGACAGAAAAGAGGTGGGAAATATGGCGAAGGACGGGACTGCCAGGGGCGGTGCCAGACCGGGAAGCGGACCGAAAAGGAAGGCTCTGACGGAGAAAATCTCTGCGGGCAAAACGGCAATGGTCTGTGATCTGCCGGAACCTTCTGACCTGGAAGGATCAGAGATGCCGCCGGTCAAAGAGTTCCTGAAAGCAAAACAGAAAAACGGGAAAGACCTGTGTGCGGAAGAAGTTTATACGGAAACATGGAAGTGGCTGAAAGAAAGAGGATGTGAACGCTGGGTCAGTGTGCAGCTGATGGAACAGTATGCCATGAGCGTTGCCAGATGGGTGCAGTGTGAGGAAGCCATTTCGGAATATGGAATGCTTGCAAAGCATCCGACAACAAAAAATGCGATTGCATCCCCGTATGTTTCCATGTCGCAGCAGTACATGAAACAGGTTAATCAGATCTGGTATCAGATTTTCCAGATCGTGAAAGAAAACTGTTCTGTGGAATGGCAGGGAAACACGCCGCAGGATGACGTGATGGAACGTCTGCTCAGGACAAGAAACGGAGGTTAGGCAGAATGGAGATTAAGGTTGTAAAAGATTTTCAGCTGGTGGAAGTGGAGAAGCTGGTGCCATACATCAACAATGCAAGAACACATTCCCCGGCACAGATCAATAAGCTGAGGGCAAGCATCCGGGAGTTTGGATTTATCAGCCCCCTAGTCATTGACAGGGATTTTAATGTGCTGGTGGGTCATGGAAGACTGGAAGCTGCAAAGGAAGAAGAATATACGAAGGTGCCCTGTGTGTTTGCGGATAATCTGACGGAGGCACAGAAGAAAGCATATATTCTGGCAGACAACCGTATGGCAATGGATGCCGGATGGGATGAGGAACTTCTGAAAATTGAGATGGAAGAACTGCAGGCGGCTGATTTTGATATGGGGCTGACGGGCTTCAGGGAAGATGAGATTGCGGATCTGTTTGCAGTGAAAGAAGATCCGGATGATACCGGAAGCAACAAAGAGTTTGATGAGGGGGAATTTGGGGATGAAGAGTTCAAACATGAATGTCCAAGATGCGGGTTCAAATTCAACTGACCACAGATTCCCGTGGAAATGGAGACTGGCTGATCTTGGGGATGTACCGAAGAACGGGAGAACGGTGTTCAGCTGCTTCTCTTGTGGGGGCGGATCCTCTATGGGATATAAGCTGGCAGGATATAAGGTTCTGGGCAACTGTGAGATTGATGAAGCCATGATGAAACTTTACCGGGGAAACCATCATCCCCAGTATTCGTATCTGATGGATATCAGGGATTTTAATGAGCGGAAGGATTATCCGGAGGAGCTGAAAAATATTGATATCCTGGACGGATCGCCGCCATGCTCTGTATTCAGTGTTGCCGGTGACAGGGAGAAAGCATGGGGAAAAGAAAAGGTATTCCGTGAAGGACAGAAGAAACAGAGACTGGATGATCTGTTCCTGCATTTCATCCGGACTGCTGAAATTCTGAGACCAAAAGTTGTGATTGCAGAAAATGTGGCAGGGCTTTTGAAAGGCAATGCCAGGGGATATGTGAATGAGCTGCTGAAAGCATTTAAGGAAGCTGGTTATGTGACACAGATTTTTCTGCTGGATGCCCGGACAATGGGAGTGCCGCAGAAAAGAAACCGTGTCTTTTTTATTGCACACAGGAATGACCTGGATTTGCCGAAACTGAAACTGGAGTTTCATGAAAAGCCGATCCGGTTTGGAGAAGTCCGTAGTGAACACGGGATTCCGTTTCAGAAGGCACTGATGGCAGAACTGATCGGCAAAAGAAAAAAGGGAGATACCTGCTTTGCGGATATTTCCCTGAGGGAGCGTGGAAAACTGTCCATGTTCAACAATGCGATTGTGGATGACAGCAGGGTGGCGCCAACCAATGTTGCGAATGCCACACTGGCAAGATTCTGTGACGGGAAGAAGTATTCCGATGCGGATTATGTTGCCACGCAGACATTTCCACAGGATTATGACTTTATGGACCAGTCTGCCGCGTATGTCTGTGGGATGAGTGTGCCGCCGGTGATGATGGCACAGATTTCCGGTGCAGTTTATGAGCAGTGGCTGAAATGGCTGTAAGGGGCTGGTTCTATGGCAATGAGAAAACTGAAAAAGTATAAACCGACGAAGTTCCGGGCAAGGGGAAGCAAATATAACAAGGACGCTGCTGATTTTGCTGTGGCGTTTATTGAGAGCCTTTGCCATACGAAAGGAACCTGGGCGGGGAAGAAGTTTGAGCTGATCGACTGGCAGGAACAGATTATCAGGGATCTGTTCGGGACTTTGAAACCGAACGGGTACCGGCAGTTCAATACGGCGTACATTGAGATTCCGAAGAAACAGGGAAAGTCAGAGCTTGCGGCAGCGGTTGCACTTCTGCTGACCTGCGGGGATGGGGAAGAACGTGCAGAAGTTTATGGATGTGCGGCAGACCGGCAGCAGGCCTCCATTGTTTTTGAGGTGGCTGCCGATATGGTCAGGATGTGTCCGGCTCTGAACAAGCGTGTGAAGATCCTGGCATCCCAGAAGAGGATCATTTACCTGCCGACCAATTCCTTTTATCAGGTTTTGTCGGCAGAGGCGTACAGCAAGCATGGATTCAACATTCATGGAGTTGTGTTTGATGAACTGCATACCCAGCCGAACCGGAAACTTTTTGATGTTATGACAAAGGGATCCGGTGATGCCAGAATGCAGCCTTTGTATTTCCTGATTACGACTGCCGGGACAGATACCAATTCCATCTGCTATGAGACGCACCAGAAGGCAAAGGACATTCTGGAGGGAAGGAAGATTGATCCGACTTTTTATCCGGTGATTTATGGTGCGGATGAGACAGATGACTGGACGGATCCGAAGGTCTGGAAGAAGGCGAACCCAAGCCTTGGAATTACAGTCGGGCTGGATAAGGTTAAGGCAGCCTGTGAGTCTGCAAAGCAGAATCCGGGCGAGGAGAACAGTTTCCGGCAGCTGAGACTGAACCAGTGGGTGAAGCAGGCAGTACGATGGATGCCGATGGAAAAGTGGGATAAATGTTCGTTTATGGTGAATGAGGAAGAACTGGAAGGACGTGTCTGTTATGGCGGTCTGGATCTTTCTTCCACTACGGATATTACAGCATTTGTACTGGTGTTTCCGCCGCAGGACGAGGATGATAAGTTTCAGGTTCTGCCGTATTTCTGGATTCCGGAAGAAACACTGGATTTAAGGGTAAGGCGTGACCATGTGCCCTATGATGTCTGGGAGAGGCAGGGCTTTTTGCAGACGACTGAGGGAAATGTGGTGCATTACGGATATATTGAGAAGTTCATTGAAAGACTGGGTGAAAGGTTCAATATCCGGGAGATTGCTTTTGACCGCTGGGGTGCCGTGCAGATGGTACAGAATCTGGAAGGCATGGGATTCACGGTGGTTCCGTTCGGACAGGGATTCAAGGATATGAGCCCGCCGACTAAGGAACTGATGAAGCTGACGCTGGAACAGAAGCTGGCACATGGCGGGCATCCGGTTCTGCGGTGGATGATGGATAATATTTTTATCCGGACGGATCCGGCAGGGAATATTAAAGCTGATAAGGAAAAGTCCACGGAGAAGATTGACGGTGCCATTGCGACGATCATGGGACTGGACAGGGCAATCCGGTGCGGAAATGATACTAGCGAGTCTGTTTATGATACAAGGGGATTGCTGGTGTTCTGAGAATGAAGATATGTGCAGGAGCTTTCAGAAGAAAAGGCTGTGCGGCAAAGAGTTCAGTTTGTTTGAAATGGGTGAATGTGGTGATTGGTGTATTGGTATTTGCAGGTATTGGATTTTTGATTCTGTTCGGAGTGTGTCTGTGTTTATTGAGGGCAGGATCTGAAGCAGATGACAGGATGCGGGAATTGTTCCCAGAAAGGGAAGAATGAAAATGAAGTTGTTTGGGAAGCTGTTTCGGGGAAGGGATGCTCCTTCTAACAGCACAGCTGGAAGTGGATATGGATTTTTTATGGGGAGCACGGCTTCCGGGAAGAGAGTGAACGCACGGAGTGCCATGCAGATGACAGCGGTGTATTCCTGTGTGAGGATTCTTTCGGAGGCAGTGGCGAGTCTGCCGCTGCAGTTTTACAGGTATAACGATAACGGGGGTAAGGAGAAGGCGGTGGATCATCCGCTTTATTTTCTGCTGCATGATGAGCCGAATCCGGAGATGACTTCCTTTGTGTTCCGGGAGACTCTGATGACGCATCTGCTTTTGTGGGGGAATGCGTACAGTCAGATTATCAGGAACGGGAAGGGTGAGGTTGTGGCTCTTTATCCGCTGATGCCCGACCGGATGACGGTGGACAGGGATGAGCATGGCAGGCTTTATTATGAGTACCTGGTTTATGACGGGGATGATGTGGACGGCAGGACCGGGACGGATCCGAAAGCAAATGGGAAGATTGTGCGCCTGCATCCGGCGGATGTGCTGCATATTCCGGGGCTTGGGTTTGATGGGCTGGTTGGATATTCACCTATTGCCATGGCGAAGAATGCAATCGGGCTTGCCATTGCTGCGGAGGAGTATGGAAGCAAATTCTATGCCAACGGTGCCGCTCCGTCAGGAGTGCTGGAGCATCCGGGGACTTTGAAGGATCCGGGCAGGGTGCGGGAGAGCTGGCAGTCCACTTTCGGGGGAAGCAGCAATGCCAATAAGGTTGCTGTCCTGGAAGAGGGAATGAAGTATACGCCGATTTCCATTGCACCGAATGAGGCACAGTTTCTGGAAACAAGGAAGTTTCAGATTGATGAGATTGCCAGGATTTTCAGGGTGCCGCCTCATATGGTCGGGGATCTGGACAAGTCCAGCTTCAGCAACATTGAGCAGCAGTCCCTGGAGTTTGTGAAGTATACACTGGATCCCTGGGTGAGCCGGTGGGAACAGGCAATGGTCAGGGCGTTGCTGTCCGCGGAGGAAAAGAAGAAGTATTTCTTTAAGTTCAATGTGGATGGTCTGCTCAGGGGAGATTACCAGTCAAGGATGAGCGGTTACGCTACAGCAAGGCAGAACGGATGGATGAGTGCCAATGATATCCGGGAACTGGAAAATATGGATAGGATTCCGGAGGAACTTGGAGGTGATCTGTATCTGATCAATGGAAATATGACGAAATTGCAAGATGCCGGTATCTTTGCCGGATCTGGAAAGGGGAAGGATACTGGTGAAGAAGTTTTGGAACTGGAAAAAGAAAGTGGTAAATCTGGAAAGCGGACAGGAAGCGGAGGAGCGGATCCTGTTCATGAATGGGGTTATCGCTGAGGAGAGCTGGTTTGATGATGATGTCACGCCGGCTCTTTTTAAGGATGAGCTGAATGCGGGAACCGGGGATGTTACCCTGTGGATCAACAGTCCGGGAGGTGACTGCGTTGCGGCGGCACAGATTTTTAATATGCTGTCGGAGTATCCGGGGAAGGTCACAGTGAAGATTGACGGGCTTGCGGCATCGGCGGCTTCTGTCATTGCAATGGCAGGAGATGAGGTGTGGATGAGTCCGGTGAGCATGATGATGATCCATAATCCGGCCACGGTTGCATGGGGCGACCATGCAGAGATGAAGAAGGCTATGGAACTTCTGGATGCTGTGAAGGAATCCATCATCAATGCTTATGTACGAAAAACGGGACAGAGCAGGGCGAAACTGTCACATCTGATGGATGCGGAAACATGGATGGATGCGAATAAGGCTGTGGAGCTTGGTTTTGCGGATGACATCCTGTTCCAGAAAGAGGAACAGGGCAGTGAAGGCGAAAATGGAGATCCAGGTGCCGACCGTACTGAAAATGGGATGTCTGATTCCGTAATGTTTTCCAGACGGGCAGTGAATAATGCACTGATGAATAAGCTGGAGAGGCATTATGGAAAGACTGGAAAATCCGTGAAAGATCAGGCTGGAATCGGCTTGAATGGAAATGGTGCTGAGGGGAATGATCCCTGTAATGGATGTTTCGGGGCGGCGGAGAATGCCTGCCAGAAGTGTGAAAAGAAGAAAGTGAATACGAATGTTACAGGGCGTTCTGCGGATGATTTGCGTGAACGCTTAAATTTTATCAAAAAATATATCTGAGGAGGATACGGATTATGACGATTCAGGAATTAATGGAGAAGAGAGCTAAGGTATGGGAAGCGGCAAAGAATTTTGTGGATACCCATGAGAATGAAAATGGTGTTCTGTCTGCGGAGGACAGTGCAACTTATGAGAGAATGGAATCGGAGATTGAGGATTTGACAAAGGCGATTGACCGCCACCGCAAGGCAGAGGAAATGGAAAAGAACCTGAACCAGCCGGTAAACCAGCCGCTGACCGGGAAGCCTTATGCAGGTGGCCGGGGTGAGCCAAAGACAGGACGTGCTTCTGATGAATACCGCAGGGCAATGCTGAATGCACTGAGAAGCAACTTCCGCCAGGTTTCCAATACCCTTCAGGAGGGCGTGGATGCCGACGGCGGTTATCTGGTTCCGGAAGAGTATGACAGAAGACTGGTTGACGTTCTGAATGAAGAGAATATCATGCGCCGTCTTGCTACAAGGATCGTGACTTCCGGGGAGCACAAGATCAATATTGCGGCTACCAAGCCGGCAGCAAGCTGGATCGAGGAAGGCGGGGCGCTGACTTTCGGGGATGCGACCTTTGACCAGAAGATTCTGGATGCACATAAGCTTCATGTGGCAATCAAGGTAACTGAGGAACTGCTTTATGACAATGCCTTTAATCTGGAAAATTACATCATTGTCCAGTTTGGAAAGGCACTTGCTAATGCGGAAGAGGATGCCTTCCTGAACGGAAACGGAACAGGGAAGCCGACCGGTATTTTTGACGGAACAGGCGGCGGACATCTGCTGAATACACTGGCGGCGGCTTTGAAATCAGATGACATGCTGGATCTGGTGTATGGTCTGAAGCGTCCGTACCGTAAAAATGCGTCCTTTATCATGAATGATGCAACACTGCCTTCCCTTAGAAAGCTGAAGGACAATAATGGTGCTTATATCTGGCAGCCGGCTTACCAGGCAGGGGAACCGGACAGGATCCTGGGATACAAGGTGGAGACTTCTGCCTATGCACCGAAGGACGGCATCGCTTTTGGGGATTACAGCTATTACAACATTGGTGACCGCGGAAACAGATCCTTTAAGCAGCTGAATGAACTGTTTGCAGGCAACGGAATGATCGGTTTTGTTGCAAAGGAACGTGTGGACGGAAAACTGGTTCTTCCGGAAGCCGTGCAGATCATGAAACTGAAAGCTGACTAATAGAAAAACATGGGAACTGGCAGGAAAAAGCAGATCTGCCAGTTCTGCTTTTGAGGTGATGCAGTTGGTTGTGACAGTAAAGGAAATGAAGAATTACCTGCGGGTGGATTTTGACGATGATGATGTGCTGCTTTCTGATCTGATCGAACAGGGGAAGCAGATCTGCATGGACGTGGCAAGGATCACGGATGAGGATGAGTTTGAAGATCTGCAGGGGACGAAGATTGCCGTGCAGTATGCGGCTGCATATCTGTATGAACACAGGGAGGAAGCGGATCATCATCAGCTGGTGATGGACCTGCGGAGCCTGCTGTTTGGAGTGAGGAAACCGGGATTCTGAGGTGGTTGTTTTGAATATTGCATTGATGAATGAAAAGGTGATTTTTCAGAAGTGTTCTGTTGTGAAGGACGGAATTGGGAATCACAGGAATGAGTGGACAGAGGATTACTGCTGTTTTGCAACGATAGGCGGTGAGGGGCTTGCCAGTTCCAGGGAAGCGGAAACCGCAGGGACTGTGGTGGAAGATGTGGGAATGATTGTGACGGTGCGGTACTGTAAAAAGACTGCAGGCATCCGGTCTGTTACCCACAGGATTCTGTTTCGTGATCAGGTGTATGATATCGTGAGTGTGGATCATCTGAATTATAAGAAGAAGTGTCTGAAATTCACATGCAGGAAGGTCCGGAGGTGAGAGTATGGCAGGGGACAGATGTACGGTCAGCCAGATGGCAGATGTGATCATGGAAGGCCTGGCAGAGTATGCACAGCTTGCAGCTGAGGACATGAAGAAAGCTGTGAAAAAAGCCGGGGCAGAGGCGAAGAAGGATATTCAGGCTGGTGCGCCGGTGAAGACGGGAGCATATAAAAAAAGCTGGACGGCGAAGACTACGAAGGAAACTGCCAATGCAATGGAAATCGTGGTGTATTCCAGAAACAGGTACCAGCTGGCCCATCTTCTGGAGTTTGGCCATGCCCTGCGGAAGGGCGGCAGGACAAGGGCGTTTCCGCATATTGCACCTGCGGAGGAGCGGGCTGCACAGATTCTGGAACAGGAAGTTGAGAAGGCACTGCGGTAACTGCAGGAGGTGAGAATGTATGACGCTGGAGGAACTGGCAGGGATGCTGGAAAAGACAGGGATTCCTTTTGCTTATGATCACTTTGCAGAAGGGGAAAGTCCGGATCCGCCGTTTATTTGTTATCTGCTGCCGGGCAGTGATAACTTTGCAGCGGATGGCCGGGTGTATTTCCGGATCAGTGAGGTGCGGGTAGAGCTTTATACGGACCGGAAGAATCCTGAGGCGGAAGCGGAAGTGGAGACAGTGCTGGATAATGCCGGGATTTTCTATAATAAGTCGGAGGTGTGGATCCAGAGTGAGAGGCTGTATGAGGTGCTGTACAGTATGGAGCTATAACTGAATGGACGTGCGGATGGAGAGTGTCCGCATTTTGTTTTGGATGGAGGTATGAGATGTCTGAGAAGAATAACAAGGTTAAATATAATCTGAAAAATGCGCATTATGCCCTGCTGACCATCGGGGAGGACGGAGCAGTGACTTATGGCATGCCTGTGGCTCTGCCGGGTTCTGTTTCGCTGTCTCTGGATGCCAATGGCGAACCGGAGAATTTTTATGCGGATGGGATTGCCTATTATGTGATCAATAATAATATGGGTTATGACGGGGATTTGGAACTGGCATTGATCCCAGAGAGTTTCCGGACGGATGTGCTGAAGGAGAAACTGGATTCCAAGGGGGTTCTGGTCGAGAACTCGGATGCGGAACTGGCACAGTTTGCACTGCTTTTTGAGTTTGACGGGGATGTGCGGCATATCCGCCATGTGATGTATAACTGTTCTGCTTCCCGTCCGAAGATTGAGGGTAAGACTAATGAGGACAAGAAGGAAGTGCAGACGGAAACACTGACTATTAAGGCAACACCGTTGGCAGACGGAAAGGTGAAGGCAAAGACCGGAAACACTACAGATGCTGCGGTTTATGCAGGATGGTATAAAGCTGTATACCTGCCGGCTGCGGAGACGGAATCCCAGGCTGCAGATGACAGTGGGAAGCAGGTGTCTGATGAGGGGAAAACCGGGAAGGATTTGAGCTGAGGAGGATTCTGATATGAGCATGATGAAGAAGATTGATATTGACGGAAAGGCAGTTGCTTTTAAGGCATCTGCCGCCATTCCGCGTATTTACAGGATTAAATTTCAGAGGGATATTTATAAGGATCTGTCTGCTTTGGAGAAGGCAATAGGGAAGGACAGCGGGAACAGTGAGGATGTGAGCAGTCTGGATCTGTTTTCCCTTGAGATGTTTGAGAATATTGCGTATGTGATGGCGAAACATGCAGATCCGACTATTCCGGATAATCCGGAGGAATGGCTGGATGAGTTCAATACGTTCAGTATTTACCAGGTTCTGCCGAAGCTGATCGAGCTGTGGGGGATGAACATCAGGACGGATGTGGAGGCTAAAAAAAAATTCATGCAACAGACCGTGAAATGACAACTCCCCTGTTTCTTCTTCGGTGTGTGCAGCTGGGGATTTCCATCCGGGATCTGGATCTGCTGACTATCGGGATGGTAAATGATATGTTTGTGGAGAGCAGGAACGATGAGTATAAGGGATGGAGACAGGTTGCCACACAGGAGGATTTTGACAGGTTCTGATCCGATGAAATGTGATGACAGGATAAGCGAAAAAAGGTATAATGATTTCATGAAATCAGAAGCTGGAGGAAACATACATGAAAATCGTAATTATTAACGGAAGTGCCAGAAGAGGAAACACGCTGACGGCGATTGATGCATTTATAAAAGGGGCATCAGAAAAGAATGAGATTGAAATCATCCAACCAGACAGACTTCATATAGCACCTTGTAAGGGATGTGGGGCCTGTCAATGTTATAAAGGAT